CTCGATTGTAACATCGAGTTTTTGCCAGGGACCACCAACGTCGATTCCCGGCTGAAGGTTGTGATACCTCCAGCTAGGATGGTTGAATCCCCACATGTACTCAAAGCTTCTAGCGGCCTCCACAAGCCGCTGAAGACTCTGAGTCACGACGCCTGTCGAATAATTCGATATGACGTCAGAGTAATGGTACTGTTGCTTTCCCAGCACCCGAAACTTTTCATCCACTGGATTGGTAACCAGTGAGAGTTTATCACTCTTTGATGAAGGTTTCGAGAGCCGAGGAGCTTCAGACCACTCCCATAAACGGGAGTCATACTCTATGGGCATTGGACCTCAACCAACCATTCGGGGAGCAATTCTCCTGAAAACGAGAGAACTCGTTCCAAAAGAACGGGTGCTTGGCAGCACCAGCGGGGAGTCTGAAGAGGCTCCCCGCCTCCGGTGGAGGAGATGCACTGCGAGATGCATCTCCCCTGTCACGGCCTAACGGAAGCCTGGAAGGCAACCGGAAGATCGCAACGACCCGATTGATAATCGGGCGGGAGGAGATACTTCATCTCCTCTGCTGAGGTCACCAGCCTCAGCACTCCAGTGACACGTCTAAGCCACTGGAGCCCACGCGAGCTTTAAGCCGACGGCTCGCGGTCGTCCACTGCGCATTAAGTGATTCCTTTGCTGTTCCGGAATTTCCGGATGCATAAGGCACTTAGTGAGAGCTGGTATATCGCTGAGAGGTGAGTGTGGAAGTCTCACATCAAGACAATACCCATTTACCTCAGGACGATGCAAGGTCCCAGACATCCGGTGAATCTCCGGTGGCTGAGGCCCAACACGCCCCAAAAGAGGCGAGTTACTCGACACATAAGGGAAACGTCCGCCCAAAAGGCGAAGAATCTCTGTGTCAAGCATCTCCACTGTATCCAACCACCCAACCTCGCAAAGTTGGTTGCGGAAAGATACAAGTGATACCAGTTCCCTGACGCAGCGCCGTGAGGTCGGAAATACCTCTCGAGACCTGACTATTGACACGTCAGATCCGTTGAAGTATTCCTTCCCGCAAGACTCTCTGAACGGTCCAGTCCAGAAAGACTTGCGCCGATTGACTAGAAACCCAAAGGTTTCTAGCATTTCGGTCACAGCTACGGCCTTGTTCGCGGGGACAATAATATCGTCTCCGTAAACACGCACCGAGCCGACTAGCCGTTTAATCAACGGCATCGTCGGAGACGTTGACAGGCCAAGACATCCCAGGATGGCAACAGCAGTAAATACCATCGCTTCCACTGGGAATGTCAAGGCCGAGCCCATAGACGCAAACTTTTGAAGAGGGATTACCTCTCCAGAAGGTAACTGACATCGCGTTGATCGGCATGCTTGGATTCCTTCCAAGAAATTTGGATAGTCTCCAAACAGCTCTTCAACAAGCCAGTTGGCAACGCGGTCACTCGCTTCACTCAAATCGAGTGTAGCCAGTGACCCATCCAAACTACCTACACGAGCCAACACCTGATTAGGTGTTTGGTCCGCAAAGGCAGTAAAGGACCGAGAAATAGAGTCTAACTCTATCTCCCGCACGAGCGGCTGCAGAATCGCCTGCTGTATATATTGC